TGCTGGTGAGAAATTGCAAGGCTTTATCTCTGCTGCATTATTATCTGCTAACACTATTGAAAACGGTGGTGTAAGCGTTAAACCAAATGTTAAATTTAAAGCTGTTATCAAATCACTTGCTACAGGTTCTTTGATTGCTGGAGACACTTGTGACTTTACTGACAGTTCCTCTGTAACTCTTGATGAAAGAATTCTTGAGCCAGAAACTTTCCAAGTTAACCTACAGCTTTGTAAGGATGATTTTCGTTCTGACTGGGATGCTATCTCTATGGGGTATTCTGCATTCGATAGCTTACCTCCATCTTTCGCTGATTACCTAGTAGCTCACGTTGCTGCTAAAGTAGCTGAAGAAACAGAAGCTATGATTTGGGCTGGAGCTAAATCTAGCCCTACTGATGATTCAACTATTGATGGCTTCACAACTTTATTTGATGATGATGGCGATGTTATCGATGTAACTGGAACTGCTATTACTGCTTCTAACGTAATCCTAGAGATGGGCAAAGTAGTAGACGCTATTCCTTCTGCTATCTACGGTAAAGAAGACCTTAAATTATACGTTTCTAAAAACGTAATGAAAGCATACGTTCGTGCATTAGGCGGATTTAGTGTTGCTGCAACGTCAAACGCTGGTACTGACAACAAAGGTACTCAATGGTATGACAACGGAGCTTTATCTTTCGATGGAATCTCTATCTTTATGGCTAACGGTCTTGCAGACAACAAAATGGTAGCTGCACAGACTTCTAACTTATACTTCGGTACAGGTGTATTATCTGACTTAAACCAAGTAAAAGTTTTAGATATGGCTGACCTTGATGGTTCTCAAAACGTAAGAGTAATCGCTCGTTTTACTGCTGGTATCCAGTACGGATTTGGTGGAGAGATTGTTTATTACACAGCTTAATAAACTGTTCATTTAATATAAAGGGGGTGGGTGTCTATCCCATCCCTTTTTTTGTTTAACTAAAAAAATATAAAATTATGCCCTGTGATATATCAACTGGAAGAACGGAAGCGTGTAAAGAAAGTGTTGGAGGATTAAGAAACATCTATATTGGTAATTTTGATTCTGCACTTTTTGCTGATGCAACTGCCAATGTAGATGCTGATGACCAAATCACATCTTTATCTGGAACGCTTGTTGTTTATAAGTTCGAGCTTAGAGGAGACAACAACACTTTTGAGGAAACTAACGAAAACTCAAGAGACAATGGAACTTCTTTCTGGACTCAAACTGGAACAATAGCTCTTAAGAAGCAAGATGCTTCTACTCAAAAAGCTCTTAAATTACTTTCTTATGGAAGACCACACATTTTAATTGAAGACTACAACGGTAATTTCCGTTTAGCTGGTATTCAAAATGGTGTTGAAGTTTCTGTAGGTACTGCTACTGGTGGTGCTATGGGAGACTTAAACGGTTACAACATTACATTTGAAGGAAAAGAGAAAGAGCCAGCGTTTTTTGTAAGTCCTACAATAGTAGGAGCTGGAGCTGCCTTTGACGTAAGCCCAACGGTTATTAATCCATAATAACCAACTATCTTTAACAATAGAGGGGTTCTGTTTAATACAGAGCCCCTTTTTTATTAAATAAAACGAAAACCAACATTTGTTGTTATAATATTATGACAATAGCGGATATAAATAGTTTGCCAGTAATAACCCTTAACGTAACAGGGCGTGAGGGCTCAGGTACTTCTGTGACTGTAATAGACCAAGAGTCTAAAGAGTCTACACAGGTGTCTAACTTTACATACATACAGGGCGAGTCGCTTACATTTTCAATAGAAGACCAGATATTTGTAGACAGGTTAGAAAAAAACAGCACTCTGTCTGTAATATTGTATGATAACACTATACCTTTGTATAGAGATATAGTTAGATTTAATGGAGAGCTAAATACAGCTAATGAGTATACCCAATACAATAATGAAGACGATTATTTTATTTATGAGTCTGAGCAATTTGAAGATGACGACCCTCACGTTGAGTATGGAGATGACGACGTAAGCGGCTCTGATGAAACAGATGAAAACGTAACGGTATACATCCCATCTGCTTCAGAGGGAATGACATCTATATCCTTGCCTAGTGATTCATTAATCCCTAGCACAAGCCACTCTGTTTATTATGACACAAATAATGATGGTAGAGGGGAAATGAAGAACTTGTACAACCACTCTTACGCACAGGATTCTATACAAAATATTGGAGACTTTAAGGTTCGTTCTGCTGAGTATGGAACGTTTAATGATAATCCCTCTAGCTTAGAGCCTGTTGTTGTTTATGAATATGATTTCAATACAAACACAGGAAACACATTTGGATATCATCCGCAAGCACAAAGCCTGTCACGCAACCCTAACCTAGTGAACACTCTTGAAAGAGTTAATTCAGCTCAGGGAGACTTCAAATATTTCCACTTTAGCAACGGAAGAGATGAATCTTTTAGCGACAGATTAACAACTCTTATTGCTAGAGAAGAAAACTCCTTAGACAACTCTGCGTTTGAAACAACAGTATATAAAGAAGATTCAATATCTGACTGGACTGTAGGTATGAGTATTTATTCTGATGCTACAGGAACTTCAGTTACTGATAACTATGTGGATAATTATGCAAACGGAAACGACTTAGATAGGTATCATTTTATATCTAAAAACTCATCAGGAGTATGGGTCTTAGTTAGATGTACTGATGGAATAGTAACTCACGTTGAAGCTGTAGATTCTGTTAATTATGTTAGGATATCTGAAATGTACAAAGTATCTATTTTAAATACACCTTATGAGACACAACCAGCGAGACTTCCTGAGTTTAAGACTTGGATAGAAGGAAAGCTGTCAGACCCTGAGGCTGTTTTTACTAGCGGATATGGCAGCACTAGCTATACAACTGTTAAGTTTGCTGTTAACCCATCAACTGCATCAAGAGCAACTCAAAGAGTTTCTTTAGATTTGCAAAATGGTGTTTTAGGTAGTGTAGGAGACAGGGTATACTACAGCACAAGTAATTGGAACGCTTACTCTGTTTTTCACAATTATTTAGCAAGTTTAGATGGAGAAGATTTTTTACTTGAGGCTGGCGACCAATCAAGGTACGATACGCTAACTTTATCTCTGGTTCGAGATACAGAAAATGATTTGGACTTTAATGAGCAACCATTGCTACTATTAGAGATAGATAATGCAACTGGCCTTATATCAGACAGAGAGTGGATAAACGTTTAGAGAAATTGTTATATTTATAACACAATAAAAGAAAATGGAAAGTAAAAACATTAGAGTAATAGAATTATCTGGATACCAGACCCCTGTTGTGCAAGAACAGTACAATAAAGATTGGGTTAAGTATGGTGAAGATAACAACTATTTCAAGCTACTTATAGATAATTACATGGGGTCTCCAACCAACTCTCGCTGTATCAACGGTATTGTTGACATGATTGCTGGTAGAGGATTAGAGGCTACAAACAGGCAAGAAAAGCCTGAGCAGTATTTAGAGATGAGAAATCTGCTAAGTAAGAAAACTGTTAAACGTATTGCTCACGATTACAAAATGCTAGGTCAAGCCGCTATACAGGTAACCTACAATAAAAGAAAGAACAGAATATTAAAAGTATCTCACTTTCCTATGGAAACTCTAAGAGCTGAGAAGTGTGATGCTAGTGGTATTATAAAAGCATATTACTACCATCCTAAGTGGGAAGACTATAAGACTACTGATAAACCTAAGAGAATACCTACTTATGGTAACGGAACTAAAAAGCAACAGAACGAGCTTTACATTGTAAAACCATACAGAAGCGGTTTTTATTATTATGCTCCTGTAGATTACAATGGATGTTTACAGTATTGTAACCTAGAGCAAGAGGTTTCTAACTATCACATAAACAACATTAAGAATGGATTGCAACCTAGCTTGTTAATCAACTTTAATAACGGTACACCTCCAGAAGAAACTCAAGCTGCTTTAGAGCGTAAGATATACGAGAAGTTTAGTGGCTCAAGTAATGCTGGTAAGTTTATTATTGCCTTTAACGAGTCTCAGGATACTAAAGCAGACATTGAGCCAATACACTTGCCTGATGCACACGCACAGTATCAGTTTATGTCTGATGAGGCTAGAGAAAAGATTATGTTAGGTCATGGTATCGTTTCTCCTATACTTTTAGGTATAAAAGATAACACAGGGTTCGGCAACAACGCAGAGGAGCTTAGAACGGCCGCTGTGCTTATGGACAACGTTATTATAAGACCTTTACAGGATGGTATTATAGAAGCTCTACAGGAAATATTAAATTTTAATGGAATTGACTTAGACTTGTACTTTATAACGCTACAGCCTATTGAGTTTACAGAATTAGACAATATCTCTACTAAAGTAAAAAGAGAAGAGGAAACTGGAGAAAAGCTCAGCTCACAAGTTGAGGAAGAAGAGTCTCTAGAGGAATCTCAAGTTGAACCTAAAGACGAAGAGGAATAATGGCAAGAAAAGCACTATTTATAAGCGTAGCTGATTTAAAGAAAAGGTCGATGATTGAAGGCAATGTTGACTCAAGCAAGATTGTGCAATACATTGAGGTTGCTCAGGACTTGCATATACAGAATTATCTAGGCGGTAAGTTATACAAAAAGATGCAACAGTTAGTTGTTAGCGGTGAAATAGTTGATTTAGATAACGCTAATTACAAGACGTTATTAGACGACTATATTAAGCCTATGCTTATATGGTATACGCAGTCAACTATACTTCCCTACATAATGTTTTCTATAACTAATGGAGGTGTTGGTAAGCATATATCAGAAAACAGCGAAACAGCTACTCATGATGATATGACTTATTTAGGACAAAGAATGAATGATACTGCTGAATTTTACACTAAGAGGTTCTTAGATTATATGTGCAGTTATTCTAATTTGTATCCAGAATACACTAGCAATAGCAATGAAGATATGCATCCAGATAGAGATGTTAATTATACAGGAGGCTGGTATATATAATGAAGAAAGACGTAAACATATATAAGCCTAAACAGGCTAATATCATTAAGTTAAAAGAGTATTTAAAGAAACTAAATAATGACAAATCCAAAACTAGCATTAATACCAAGCGGATATAAAACTGCTACTGTATATTCTATTTTGCCGAATAACGGAGGTGGCGATTTTACATACGAGCGTAATGGTAGCGCAACAAGAGTGCGTAAGGATGGTCTTATTGAAGAAGTTGTTGATGATACACCAAGATTAGATTGGTTAAATAGCGATTGTCCTTCACTCTTACTTGAGAGCCAACGCACAAACTTACAAGCGTATAGTGAAAACTTTAGCGGTGCAGCTTGGAGTACATCTGGCGCAACTTTAACCGCTAATAGTAGTATATCTCCAAACGGAGAACTTACTGCATATAAATTAGAAGCTACATCATCTCTTGATTTCTTAACTGGTTTTCAGCTTTCAGTTG